GACGGTCCATAACGGTGAGACCGGCATCTCTATCGAACATGACTACCGTCAGGGTCGCCCCGACAACTGGCATCCATCCGTTGTGCTGCTACGCGATCTACATCGCGACAAGAAGCTGATGGACGACATTTTTGACGACTGCGCTCGCGAAGGCATGTGGTCATAACAGGAGCTGTACAATGAAAATGTCTGAAGAAATCGCGCAACTTGCCACGGCCCTTGCTATTGCGCAGGGCCAGATCGAGGATGCTGCCAAAACCGTCAAGAACGACTTCTATAAGTCCAAGTATGCGGATCTTGCCTCAGTGCGCGCTGCAGTCCGCCAACCGTTCGCTGACAACGGTCTATCAGTCGCTCAGTTTCCACGCACTGTCCCCGGCGGCGTAGAGGTCGAGACAATGCTTTTGCATTGCTCTGGCGAGTTCATGTCGGAGACCTTGTTCATGCCGGTTAAGCATGAGCCGCACCCAATTGGCAGCGGGATTTCCTACGCCCGCCGGTATGCCCTCATGTCCATCGCCAATTTGGCTGCGGACGACGACGACGGCAATGCGGCCCAGACCGCTAAGCCTGTCGCAGAGCCCAATCCCAAAGCAGTGGCAGACTTAGCTATCCGCGCCAAGGGAGAGGCTGAGAAAGGCCTTGACACCCTCAACGCTTTCTGGCGCGGCTTAGATGCAACTGAACGCAAACTTTTAACCCCAGAAGCCCTCAAAGACTTGAAGGCTATCGCAACCGCCGCAGATAAGAAGGAAGCAGAATAATGCCTAATCTTGAAACCATGCTCGCTGACGATAACAAGATCATCATCGATTCCTTGATCGCTACCATTCGCGACCAAAGCGATGAACTTGCGGATCTTCAATATGAATTTGATATCGTCACCGAAGCCCTTGGCGATGCACAGAAAGAAATTGACGATTTAAATGCGCAGTTAACTGCCATCAAGAAAGAAGCCAAGGCCCTTAATATCGATGTGATGGGCCAGGTTCCTGCTGCATTGAAGAGCAAGGGTAACCCCCCGGAGAAGGCTTCTGTTGCGCCTGTGAAGCGCAAGGTGGGTCGTCCAAAGAAGACGGTGAAGTGATGGAGCAGCGCAGCCCTGAATGGTTTGCCGTCAGAAGCGGGCGAGTGACGGCATCCCGTGTTGCGGACATCGTCGCTAAGACCAAAACTGGATATAGCACCAGCCGCGCCAACTATATGGCGGAATTGATTTGCGAGCGCCTGACTGGGATGCAGGGGGCATCCTATACCAACGCCGCAATGTTGTGGGGAGTCGAAGTCGAGCCGCAAGCTAGATCAGCTTACGAGGGGGCTACTGGCTCTCTTGTGATCGAGCTTGGCTTCGCTCCCCACAACTCCATCTCTATGGCTGGCGCGTCTCCAGATGGGCTTGTCGGTGACGATGGGCTTGTCGAGATTAAATGTCCAATAACCGCCACGCATATTGACACCCTTTTGGGACAATCTGTGCTAGGACGCTACATCACTCAGATGCAGTGGCAAATGGCTTGCACAGGTCGCCAATGGTGCGATTTTGTGTCCTATGATCCCCGTATGCCTGAGGGGATGCGAATCTTCATCAAGCGTGTAGAGCGCGACAACATAGCTATTGCCGAGCTTGAGAGAGAAGTTATCACTTTTATCAGCGAGCTAGACAGCAAGATCATACAACTGAAGGAGAAATACGATGGCGTTTGAGCAGAAAGATAACAGCGGGGCAATCTTTAAGAACAACAAGAAGCAGAATGAGAACTCTCCACCGTTGACGGGTAATGCCCTGATTGGCGGCGTGGAGTATTGGATCAGCGCTTGGTCTAAGACAGACAAAAACGGCGAGAAGTGGATCAGCTTTGCCGTCAAGCAGAAGAACCCTTCTGTTAGCCAGGTTCAGTCTTCATCTGCTGTTGACCTGGATGAGGATCTGATTCCTTTTTGAGGAGTAAGCTATGAACAGCGACCCCCTGCTTTCAGAACAGTTTCGTGTTGTCGCGAAAGCATATGTGGATGCTGACTCTGCTGCTTCTCTATTGGAAGAAACCAAAAGCGCAGTGCTGGCTCGCATGATGCTCTCTCTGGGTGACATGCCAGTCAGCCGCGCTGAGATGCAGACAAAAGCATCACCAGATTGGACTGAGTTTGTTACCAACATGGTTGAAGCTCGCAAAAAGGCAGCGTTCTTAAAGGTAAAGATGGAATACATCCGTATGAAATTTTCTGAATGGCAATCAATAGAAGCATCAAAACGCGCAGAAATGAGGCTGTAATGGAAAACTTAGAAGACAAAGCAAAAGTTGTGGAAAAAACGGGCCAAAAAATACTGAACATGTTAGGGAAACTAGATGAACCCATAGCAATCTCTGTTATCAATTACTGCTTTACAATCATGGTCATCGATGATGATCGCGGACCTGTTATTGCTAAGGCAATGACGGCAACGTTTTTTAACAATGTTGTAAATAGCATCAATAGCTATTTTCACGATGACAACGAAGCCGAGAGCATGCATTGATCAAGCGTGTACGCATAACAGCTAAAACACGGGCTGACATCTTTTTGCGGCATGAGGGCATATGTCATCTATGCAGTATGAAGGTGTCCCCTGGCCAAGAGTGGGACGTAAGCCATGACATTCCTTTGGAAGCCGGTGGTAGAGATGATGAGAGCAATTGGCTGGTTGCTCATAGGAAGTGCCATAGGGTTCATACTAGCACTGTCGACATGCCTATGATTGCTAAGGTGAAAAGAATTCACCAGAACCATATAGGCGCATCAAAATCAAAGTCTCCACTGCCAGGTGGTCGTTTTTCAAAGTGGAAAAAACGCATGGATGGAACAGTGGTTTTACGTAACAAAGGTGGGGATGCATGCGATTCTTAGTCACAATGAATATGCCAAGTGCGAGTGGCATGGACACCCATCAGATGACACTGGAACACCCAGTCAAATCTCAGGAAGAGCTATGTGCGCTTTTGAACCGTGTTGAGTTCATCATATTTCGCATGTTTTACAAACGTAAGAACATGAGTGGAGAGATGTGGTGGCAAGATCGAGGCGAAATCATCGTGAATACATCATGGATTGGAAAGGCCCAGGAGTTTATGGACTTTGAATCCGATGAAGATGGTGATGTGCATAAGCGTTCGCATAGCCCGCGTTAATGGATCAGACACCAATCGAAGGAGATATCCATGGACTACTACACCATCATGAAAAACTCGGCAGAGATCTTCAACAACCGAAACCCAAAGTATGGTGACATGCGTGTTGGAATGGAAAACGTAGCTCAGATCGCGACAATCATCACGGGCATAACCCTAACAGCGCATGATATTGCCCTAGTTCTCCATGCTGTAAAGCTCTCCCGCCTGGTCTCTGATAGAAAAAACCCTGATCATTATATCGATGGCGTTAACTACATGGCCTTTGCTGGAGAGCTGATTACAGAAGAAGATCCATATGGCATTGAGCAGGCTCTTAAGGCAGCTCCCTACATGTACAGGGCAGATCTGGATGGAGAACCAAAATGACCGAGGATACTGATAGCCGCATGATTGCATTGTGGGAAAAAGGTCTTCCTGCGAGCCAGATTGCCAAAACACTAGGACTTACCCGCAATGCAGTTGCGGGTAAACTTCACCGGTTTAAGTTTTCTGGGAAAATAAGCCAACAAAATGCCATTCAACGACTTGATGCAATCAGGTCCAACACCCATCAACTTGAAAAAGAACGTTTGACGATTCTAAATGCGCAATCTAATCCAAAGCTTAGCTTATATAAGATTGAAGACAAGCTAATATCTTTACCTAAGGTTACCACAGATCCCGTCGATGATCCCATCAACATGATGATCTGTGAGGAAGTAACCGCGCCAGTAGGAAAACCGGTAAAGTTTGATAAACTCACAGCAAAGTCATGCCGATTTATAATTAACGACGGCCCGCCACAGGACTTCCTGTTTTGCGGCAAGGAGAAAACAGGTAGATCCTACTGCGCTGAGCATTCAAAGCTATGCCATTACACTCTGGCGAGGGCCAATAAAAATGCAGATAACTCTCAGTCTTCCTGAAATGTTGAATGCTGCCAATGTTGGTGTTATCAGGCATTATGCCTCGACTAAAAAAGGGTCCAAGCCAACTGAAGGATTCACAGAAGACAATGGCCTTGCGATCAACATTCACATTGAAGGAGCAATGGGCGAAATCTGCGTTGCCAGGGCCTTGGGGATGTATTTTGAAGGTAGCGTCAACACTTATGGCAAGGCAGACTTAGGCAATGACATAGGCGTCCGAGCAGCTCGCAAAGAGCACTACGGATTGCTCATCTACAAGAAAGACAACCCAAACCACTACTACTATCTTGTCAAAGGGTCTGCCCCAAACTATCGGGTTTGCGGATGGATCAAAGGAAGCGATGCTATGCAAGATAGGTATCTGACAGATCGAGTTTCACAAACGATCTCGATGTGGCGAATTCCTGAAAGCGATCTTAATCCAATGACAATGGAACCACCGAGGAACTGAAAATGATGATGCAACTAAACCCTGTAATACCAGTCGTAACCCCCAAGGGTAAAGCCGTAGCTAACATGGTGATCGACTATGGTGCAGAGCATGATCTCATCTGGGTTTGCTTTCAACAAGATGGCGAAATCTGGTGCTGGAAAAACCAAGACGTACGAGCTGAAAGAAACATA